TGACGGGCAAAACGATTTTACCGTGACTGTGGAAGATGTGCCTACTGGCGGTTACAAAATCGTGGTAAACGGTGAGTCTGTTGCTTTTGTAGAGTTTGGCGCTGGTGTTACATACGGCTACGGACACCCGCAAGCTGCTGAGTTTGGAGTAGGCCCCGGTACATATCCTGATGGTAAAGGCCACTGGAATGACCCTAAAGGATGGTGGATTCCGAAGGACAAAGGCGGAGGTCACACTTACGGCAACCCGCCGAATATGCCGATGTATAACACGGCGGCAGACTTGCGGAATGAGATAGAGCGTGTTGCGAGGGAGGTATTTAGTACATGATTGACTTAGAGGCAGATGTATTTGATACCGTAGCAACCGCACTAAGAGCCGCACACGCAGGAATTTACGTTGTAGGTGAATACGTCCCCGCACCTCCGAGATTCCCCGCCGTGAGCATCGTAGAGGCTGACAACCGAGTTGTGGAGAATATGCGGACTACCAACATTGAAAACGCCGTGTCCGTCATGATGGAAGTCAACATTTACTCCAACAAAGCTTCCGGTAAGAAGTCAGAAGCGAAAACAATAGCCGCAACGCTTGATGAAGTGTTTGCGTCCATAGGATTTACAAGAACATTGAGAAATCAAGTTCCAAATCTGAATGACGCAACAATTTACAGGATAGTTTGCCGATATGAGGCAATAGTAGATAAAGATTTGTGGATTTATCACAACAGTTAAAATGAAAGGAAGTTTTGAAAAATGAGCCAGCGTTATAGCACTGCAGGAATGTTTTTGTGCTATGCGGTAGGAGCCGCTAACACTAGACCTACCTCCGGCTATACCACCATTCCCGAAGTGAAGTCTATGCCGAGCTTTAACCCCGCTCCCGAAACCATTGACAGCACTACCCTTCTTGAAACCGAGTATCGGACTTATGTGGAAGGGCTGAAAGACCTTGGCGGTGCGCTTGAGTACGGTGCGAATCTGACCGCCGACCTAATCACCGCTTGGGCGTCTTGTAATACCGCGCATGACAGTATGGCGTCTACTAGCGCAATGTGGTTTGCTGTGGTTCACCCGAAACTGGATTCTGCCGTCTTTTTCCAGGGCGACCCTGCCCCGCTTGGGCTTAATGAAGCTACGGTTGGCGGCATGGCCGAAACTACGCTCTACATCACGCCGAACAGCGCCCCCGTTTGGGCGGCTAAGCCTACGGCATCTAACACGGTCAACGGTTAATAGGAGCGTAACATGGACGAGAGAGTAAATCCGATCAGAATTACCGACAATGACACGGGAAAGGTTTATGAGCTTGATTTTTCCCGCGAAAGCGTAAAGTTTGTTGAAGCGCAGGGGTACAAGATTGATGAAACCTTTGACTATCCTAACGTCAACATCCCGAAGCTGTTTTACTACGCCTTCCGAAAGAATCACAAAAACATGGCGCTTAATCAGACCACCGCCCTGCTGGACAAGATGGGTGGATTGACTGAGCAGATTGCTCTTCGGCTTGTGGACCTCTACCGTCAGGCTACGATGGCTAACAATGTCATTCAGGACGATGAGGATTTGAGAAAAAACGCGCAAGTGACGGTGGAACTGTAAAAGAGGATTCACCGTCAACGATCACGGAACTTTTTGAGCTTGACTGCCCGTACTATCTAGCAATCGGCATGACGTATGACCAATACTGGAATGGCGACCCGCTGATGGTACGGGCATATTACAAGGCTCACAAACTAAAACAGGAAATGCAAGATGCTCAGGCTTGGCTCAATGGCGTTTACGTTTTGAGGGCGCTGGATGCCTCTGTAGGCAATATGTTCAGGAACAAGGGAATACAGCCCGCCGAATATCCGAAACAGCCTATGGGGACGCAGGGAGCCGAGAGAGCGCAAATAAAGGAAGAGGAAGAATTGAACTTTGCTAGGGCCTACATGGAAAACATGGTTCTGGCGGGGAAAAATTGGCACAAGTAAGGGGGTGTACCTATGGACGAAACGAGAATCGACACTTTGACTATTGAGATAGGTGCATCGTCTGATAAGGCAGTTAGAGAGATTGAAAAACTGTCTGGCGTACTTGGCAAAATCCAAACAAAAGCAAAACAAACGACTATAACTCCAAAAGTCTCCGGCACAGAAGACGTTGAATCAAAATCTGGAGGATTTCTTGGCTGGCTGAAAGAAGTTTCTAATAAAACTAAGGAACGCTTCAAAATCAAGGTTGATGCGAAGGACGCAGAAAAGGCGAGCAAAAAGGTGGGGCTGTTGACCAGGACTTTGAACGCTCTAAAACGCATTGCGTTCTATCGTCTCATTCGTACAGCGATCAAGGAGCTTGGAGATGCGTTCCGCGAAGGTCAGGAAAACGCCTACTGGTACTCTAAGACCGTTGGCGAGGAAACAAAGTACATTTCGGAAGCCTACGACAATCTGGCAAGTGCGAGTTTCAAGATGAAGAATCAGCTTGGGGCGGCGTGGGCTACGCTTAGAACGGCGATTACGCCGGTTCTGTTGGAAATTGTGAGCCTCATTACCACGGCGGCAAACGCAATTACGCAATTTTTCGCGGTGCTTGGCGGGAAGTCAACTTATCTGAAGGCCATTGACTACGCTAAAGATTGGGCAGATGAAACTACTAAAGGCGCTAAAGCAGCTAAGGAATGGAAGAATCAGCTCCTCGGATTCGATGTAATTAACCGCTTGGAGGAACCTTCTGCTGGAGGTGCTTCCACTCTTAAAGACTATGAGAATATGTTTGAGGAAGCGAAGGTTGAAGGTTGGGCGCAGAAAATACAGGAATTTATAGGGAATCTAAAATTTAACTTCAAAGACGTTTTGTTTAGTTGGGGAGATTTAACCGGAGAACAAATTGCAAAGAAAGTAATTACTGGTCTTGGCGCTCTTGTTGGCGCTTCCGTTGGTTTTATAATCGGTGGAGTTCCCGGTGCTGTAACTGGCTCAATCATTGGAGCATCCCTCGGATTGGCTTTTAGTAGCCTAATATTCGACAATGACGGGGTTCTTAGTCGTAACGAAGTTTTAAAAATGGTCTGTACTATTGCTGGCGCATTGGCTGGCGGTGCTGTCGGATTTTCGGTTGGTGGTCCCGCAGGCGCGGCAATCGGTGCGGTTGTAGGCGCAATGATTGGAATTAACGCACACAGCCTTGTTTTTGGTTCTAGCGGCGAAGGAAAGGAAAAGGCTTTGAGGACGCTAATTACTTCACTTTCGGCAATCGCTGGTGGAGTAATTGGGTTTGCCCTTGGCGGTCCGTTAGGCGCTCTTATCGGCGTAACTGTTGGTGCTGGCATAGGTCTGTTGGTGGCTAATGCTGGATTCAAAAAAGGAGTTGCCAATCAAGAACAACTCACTAGGACGGTGGTATCCGTTCTTAGTGTAATCGCCGGAGGACTTATTGGGTTCAAACTTGGAGGACCTTTTGGCGCTATTATCGGTGCAACAATAGGCGCTGGTATTAGTTTGCTGGTTGTAAATGCAGCGTTTTATAAGGGAACGCAACAAGACAACAAGCGTCTAGCAACAACTCTCGTTACTGTGCTCAGTGCATTGGTTGGCGGTGTCTTAGGTTTTGCCATTGGAGGCCCCTTGGGGGCTGTGCTTGGCGTGACAATAGGCTCTGGATTGTCTCTTGCAGTTACTTCTGCCATGTTTGACGATAACGGAAAATCTCTAAAAGAAAAAATCCTAAGTAGCCTTGTTGCCGTTCTTGGAGCGTTGACAGGAGGAGCAATCGGTTTTGTTTTAGGAGGACCGCTTGGTGCTGTCATAGGTGCTTCCATTGGCATTGGTATAACTTTGTTTGCCGATAGTGTAGCATGGGACGCGAAATCAAAAACAAAAATTCAGAACGAAACTACCAATGTTTTTTCTGACTATGTAACCGGGAAATTTAATGCGTATAGCTCCGGAAACGTGTTCTCTGACTATGCAACCGGAAAATTCAACGGGCTGTATGCTTCCGGCGGTTTCCCCGAAGATGGTCTTTTCTACGCAAACCACAACGAGCTTGTCGGCAAGTTCAGCAACGGACGGACGGCAGTGGCGAACAACGAGCAGATTGAAGCGGGAATCGCTAGGGCTGTGTACAGCGCAGTGGTAGACGCTTTCGGACAGAATGGCGGCGGTAGTGGCGATGACCGTGCCGTGAACATCTACCTTGATGGTAAACAAATCGCGCAGACCACTACAAAGTATCAGCGGCAGTTTGCGCGAGTAGGCAGCACCTGACGGGAGGGGGTTAAGGCGATATGGTATTTAAAGTAGACGGTATCGACATGACCCCCTACCTCGCATATCAGGGGTTTAAGTGGAGCCGAAATGATGTGGATGCGCCCGAGACGGGCCGGACGCTTGACGGGATGATGCAACGGACAAGGGTATCCACCAAAGTGCGGTTGGACATCACTTGCAGACCTCTGACGGCAGAGGAGGCAAGTATCGTCCTGACGGCAATTATGCCCGTGTGGGTGCAAGTGCAGTACCTTGACCCGCAAGTCGGCGCGGTGGTTACCAAAACGATGTACGCTAACAACAACCCGGCAAGCTACATGATTAACAAGGGTGGAAAGGCATATTGGAATGGCATTACGTTCCCACTTGTGGAGCGGTAAAAGGGGGTGACGAACTACGCAAACAGTAAGCGAAAAGTGGAATCAGATTTTTGCCGACCCCGGTCATAGCACGGAGGTCAAAGCGGTCATCGCCGGAATAACGTACGGCATAGATAAGCTCTACACCATCAGGCAAGAGCGTAGCCTCTACCCGGAAAGCACTCCTACTGTTGGGTCATGCGTTGCCTCCAAAATAGATATCACGGTCATCCCACAAGGCAAGATTCCCCGAATGGCAGAGATTAACCTCTTCGTCCGACTTGTTACCGCCGACCAAACCGATGCCAGCGAATGGCTCCCCAACGGACCGTATTTTATCGACAC